TACATTTAATAGTTGTTGTGATTGAGCGACTAATCCACTATCCATCGATACAGACACCTTTAGATAATATGATTGGCCGTTCACTAGAGTAATATCTTTAGGAGTTAGTTCCTGATATAACTCATTGTCTGTCGTTACGTGAACTCTAGAATATACTTCTGAGTCAGCACTAACCGTCTTACGTTCGCCAGTACTAGACACTACTTCGTAACTATCTTTAGCAATAACACTAATATGAGCAGTTACTGCTTTTTGAGTAGCTGGTCTAGCTGTGATGCTGAATGGGATTGGGTAGTTGCGAATCGTTCCGTCACCACCGTGTCCACCTTCAGCTTGTTCACGTAAGTCCATACCAGAAACATATAAGTAAGTATCGTCTGGTCCAGAACTAGTATCATACTTACTCAATCTAGGCATAATATAACCGTCTTTATCAATCGTAATACCAGTAGAATATAGTGTCCATTCCTCGTAAACTGTTACGGCTATCGAGTCATGATTAGTCACAGTGTTGTCTACAGAATCATCGACGTTAGCGTTAAATATAATAGCAGTATCGTTAGGATTACTACTCTTAACATATGCGCTAAATAGGAATTTTTGTCCTGCTTTGACGGCAATCTTTTGGGTAAGACCCTTATTCATAGCTTTAGTTCTAGCTACTGCGTGACCTTTATGTCTGTCAGAAATTACTTGGTAATCTGTAAGATTGATCCAGTCACCAGTAAACATATCGGCTCCACGGAATAAGTTAGGTTTGTTACCCTCGCCAAGTCGGATTTCTACAGTAGGCGGAGTATAAATATTAATCACGCGTTGAGTTGACCAATCACTAAATTCTTTAGTTACACCAGTCGTCCGAACACGCCATTCAATTTTACCGCCAGTACGATATTCTCTATTATCGACTTTGTAAGTGTGTATTTTTTCCCTATCACTTTTTGATTGTTCAGCAGTTAATATCTTAGTGGATTTGACACCGTTGATGATTAACTCTACTTCGGCACCAACCATTTTTGAACCGTCTTCAGTGTTGTGTACCCAATATAGAACTAGGTTATCACCCACTGCGGCATTGGACGTTAGAGACCAAGTCGTCGGTGGTTCTGGTTTAGTACCAATAACAGTGTTGACTAGACTACTCCATGGAGACTCGCCATGAGAGTTCTTTGCACGAACCCGGAAGAACCAGCGTTTACCTTTAGTAAGTCCAGTCATAAATGCACTGTTAGCTGTTACTGTTTGAGATTTAACCTCAGAGGAACTGTCGAAATATCTCTCGTCTGTAGAAGCCTCTACGACATAACTTGTAGCCGTAGGTTCAGCTCTCCACTTAAGACTTGCAGTAGTTTCGGACTCGACTTCTACAGTAACTCCCATTACCCCATCAGGGGCTGTCTCGGTCTCACCAGAATATGGAGACCAGTCACTATACACAGGTGTTCCTGCGACATAGTTTACAGCTCTGTAACGTACTCTATATTTACCACCAGGCGATACTGCTCGATAATATGTAGCGCGTGCCGTTACGACAGACACTACACCTCCGTCTATACGGTTGTCACCATTATACAGTTCGAACTGTAGGGCGTCCGTACGGGAGTCAGAAATATTATCTACGGTAGACTTCAACATATAGTTTTGGTCAATAGAGATATTTGGAGCTGATGAAGGCTTAGCCGGAGGGCTGTCACCTACCACAAATTCAGCAGTAGTATCTTCAGCCGTCCAGTAAGACTTAGTTTCTTTACCCTCTCCGTATGTTTTAGATACTGGAGATACGATACATCGCACTAATATAGCATTAGATGGGTAAGAATATGTTGCGTTTTCGTCTTTAGTAGTAGACTCTGACGCTTTGAACCAGACACCGTCACCAGTGTTATATTCCCATCTGACAGCAAAATGGTCTAGATGTTCAGCATTAGCACTGTCTGTGCTGGTCCCTTCTTTTGTTAAACTTCCAATGGAGATAGGACTCATGATTGAGTAGCTACCGCTGTCCGGTGATTTGTCGATTACCGCGCGCTTACCAATCAACTCACGAATATACCAACGATAGTTAAATACCCATGAGTCAATAGCTACCCCATTATACCATGTAGATCCGCTCTTAATTCGTACGATATCTCCGTTCACAGGGGCTCCGCCAGAACCAGTGTTCTTAGCGAAGTTCCATGCAGCAAATATAGTACTTGAACCGCCGGATTGTACGGCGATACGCAGGTTAGCTACCTTCATGATTATACTCTCCTTTCAATTCTAGCAGCACGAATAAGTGACTCCATAGCTGTTGATACAGCAGAGCCATCATCATAAGTAATACCGTCGATAACGTAAGTATTACCTGTACTGTCCATAACTTTCTTAAGGTCTGAGATAGCAGTGGCTACCTTAGTACCAATGTCATTTTGACGGTTTGGTGAAACATCTCCGACTGATACCGCTCTAGTTAAAGTAGCAGACAGTGGATCGGTTCCAAGTAACCCTCCTAGAGCACTTGCGCTTCGTTTAACGCTAGATAAGTCTAGGACAGGTGTGATTGTCGGATTGTTATTCATTGTAGAGTCTAGTAATGATCCGACGAAATCTAGACCTTTGTTCATACCATCTTTAGCAGCATTGGCCATAGACATAGCTGTGTCATAAATATAGTCTCCGCCATCATTCAATGAGTTGGCGAAACCTGATACTACGAATCGACCAATCGCGTAGAATACACGAGAAGGTGAGTGAATATCTAAAGCTCTTCTAGCTGCTGAGGCTGCTTGTGATGCCATAGCTGATGCTTGAGCAGCAACCATATATGAGTTAGCACTGATACCGTTAGCTAAACCTTGAGCTAGTCGTCCACCGGCACTATAGAAGTTAGAGTAATATGAGCTTACCGAAGACACTGCTGCCGATAATGTACTAGTGATGCTTGAACGGACTTTAGAAGACGCAGTTCCAATACCAGTAGCTAACCCACTACCTAACTTAGTACCATTTGCTGTGAATGTTCCTTCGTGCGAAGCGACTACTGAGCTAGCGTTGGAAATAATACCTTCGATAGCTGATGAGACACTCGCTCCTGAAACGGAAATACCAGCGGCAAGAGACTCGCCGATACGGTTACCTACTCCGTCAAAGTCTGCGGAAATATCTCCGATAGACCCTAACGCTTCGCTAATAGCTGTTGTAATACTTCCAGATAAGTCGCCAAGACTACCCTTGAGTGACTCAGTTATAGCCGAAGATAAGTCAGTAGATGCTTTCTCGGATAACGTAGTCTCTAAAGTGGACATAGCTTCGTCGATAGCTGGTCCGATGGCTTCTAATCCAGTGGTTATACCCTCTGAAATATCAGTTGAAATATCTGAACCTAAAGTAGAAGTAGAGTCTTTGAAGTTACCTAACCCTGACTCCATAGATGTTTGAACTTCAGACATCATATTATCTAATGCCGTTTTAATGGTTTCAGTTCCATTTTGAAGTCCTTCAGCGACACCTTCACCACCGATAGAACCGAGCTTGTCGAAAGCTTCTTTGATGTGGTCGATAGCTCCTAAGTCTAGAGAACCCATAGAATTGATAGTTTCAACTAGACCTTTCATAGTGTCGATAGCTGTTTGCATAGAACCATCACTGATAGCGTCAATCTTAGTATTAGCAATTAATTCAACTAATGCGGATAACTTAGCGAACGAGTCTACTGTGGCGTCAGATATACTTAATCCTTCCCACTTCTTAACCGAATCAGCTAACACTCCTAATGGTTCAGCAATACCAGAAATAGCACCAGCACCGAATCCTGAGAATGACATACGGTTAATGCCTTCAGCTAAATCACCTAAGGATTTCGCCATAGTTTCTGGAATAGTTACACCTTCCCATTTCTTAATAGAGTCAGCTAAAGTGCCTAATCCTTCGGCTACACCGGTAATAGCACCAGCACCGAATCCTGAGAATGACATACGGTTAATGCCTTCAGCCAAGTCTCCGAGACTCTTGTTCATTCCTTCAGGGATTGATACGCCTTCCCATTTCTTGATAGACTCAGCTAATGCACCTAATGGTTCGGCTGCTCCAGCAATAGCTCCGGAACCAAATCCAGAAAATGAGAATCGGTTAACACCCTCAGCTAAATCGCCCAAATTCTTAGCAATTCCTTCTGGGACAGATACACCTTCCCATTTGCGTACAGAATCAGCTAAGACGCCTAAAGGTTCGGCTGATCCAGCGATAGCTCCAGAACCAAATCCAGAGAATGTGAATGCTGAAACACCTTGTGCTAATTGAACTAATTGTGAGCCCATATTTTCAGGAATGGTTACATCAGCCCACTTCTTAACAGAGTCAGCTAATACCCCTAAAGGTTCAGCTGCTGCAGAAATTGACATAGAACCGATAATAGAAAGTGTGTTAGCGAAACCGCCTAAGGCTAATGTACCAAGGGCTCCGGACATAGCACTCAAGCCACGACCGATTTCATCCCACGATAATCCCGCCATTTTGACGAAAGCTTCTGCCAACTTATCGATGTTCGCACTAGCAGACTCTAGAGACAATCCGCCGATTAAGGACATGAATCCTCCTAGGTTACCAGTTAAACCAGCAGCCGTACCTAGCTCAGCTAAAGCACCGCCCATAGCAGTTAAGCCACGACCGATGTCTTCCCATCCTAATCCGGATAGTTTAGTTAGGGCTTCGGAGATTTCGTCTAATGATTGCACGGCAATATTGATAGCTCCAGCTCCTAAAATAGCGCCGAAACCACCAAAGTTACCAACGGCCGACGCAGCAGTGCCTAATTCAGCTAACGCTCCACCCATACCCGTAAGCCCTTTAGCGATTTGTTCCCAGCCCATAGAGCCAAGTTTTCTCATGTTTTCGGAAATCTCATCTAGTGTTTGGACTAGAATATTAATAGACTCCGCTCCGAGAATAGAACTAAACCCTCCGAATCGTCCTACAATAGTAGCAGCTCCAGCTAATTCAGCTAATGCGCCGCCCATAGCACTTAGACCACGACCGATTTGTTCCCAACTCATAGAACCGAGTTTCTTAAGGTTTCCAGAAATCTCATCTAATGTCTTAGACATAATAAGGATAGAAGTAGCACCGGCTACGGAATTCAATCCAGAGAATTTCTGTAAAATAACAGCGGCACCGACTAGTTCGGCTAGAGCGCCACCCATAGCGGTTAGACCACGTTGGATAGTCTTCCAACTCATTGAGCCTAATTTCTTAAGACTAGTAGATATCTCGTCTAGTGTTGACGCTAGTATTAATATAGATGTCGCTCCTAATACAGAGCCAAACCCTGAGAATTGTTGTAGAATAACAGCAGCTCCGACGAATTCAGATAGTGCTCCACCCATAGCGGTTAGACCACGTTGAATTTGTTCCCAGCTCATGTCTCCGAGAGACTTAAGATGTTTAGCAATCATTCCCATACTGATACTCATGATTAGAATGGATGTCGCTCCGCCAATAGCTTTACCACCTGAGAATTTATTTAGGATAGCAGATGCTCCGACGAATTCAGCTAAAGCTCCGCCCATACCTGCTAACCCTTTACCTATCTCTTCCCAACTCATATTAGCAAATATTTGAGCCGCTTTGCCTAATATTTTGATAGACTCAGCAAGGATTAATAGAGACACGGCGGTCACTGGCGAAATCTTAACGTCTTTAATAGCGGATAGACCTTTAGTCAATCCAGATATAGCTACTCGTACACCAATAAGACCTTTAACTAATTGTCCCCAGTCCATATTACCGAATGTTTCTACTGATTTAGCAAGCATTTTGACGGCTTGAGCCATAAGCATTAGTGAGACGGCTGCTTTGACCGTATTAAGTTGACCGTAGTCTTTTACGGAGGATACTAAGTCTTTAAAGGCCTTGTTTAGGACTTTCATCATTACTGAGATAGCTAAAATACCTCCAGCAACTTGTTCTGGGTTAAGTTTAGATAATCTCTCAATAGCACTTACTAATAAAGTAACTGATGCCGCGATAGCCAATACGGATACCACTTTAACACCTTGTGAGAAGTTACTTAATGAGCTTTGGATACTGCTCATGAATTCTTTAAATCCAGATGCGGCTTTCTCTTTGCCGCCTCCCATGAAGCCTGATACTTTCTCCTTGATTTCGTCAAGGGTGTCTGCGAAACTCTTAAATGTGTTACGGAAGCCTTGAATTAAGGCGATGATACCTCCACCGGCTAAACCAGCGAGCATATTCTTAACAGTAAGATTGCTGCGGAACCATTCAACTACTGGAGATAAGAAGTTCTTAAGCCACCCGAACACGCCACCAATAGCATGTCCAGTCGCAGTAATCCCTTGTTTCACTCCACCCATCTTACCGATAAATTCGTTAATGACACCAGAAATAGTATTAAGTACGTTAGAAATAACTTCTTGTAAATATTGGAAGGCCCCGTTCGATTTAACGTTCTTGTTAAGATCAATGAAGAACTGCCCCATCTTAGCTGAAATATCTAAGAATTTACTACCTATATTTTGAAGTAGTCCTCCGCCGAAGAATTCAGCGAAAGGTTTTAATAGTTGACCTAATCCATAACGAACTAAGTCTAACGCGGCAAAGAACCCACGGAATGTAGTTCTAATCTTCTCCATAGCTTCTTCGCTAGGTTTTAGACTTGCTGTGAACTGTTTAAATTTAACAGTTAGGTTATAGAGTTGTTCACCAGTCGTAGCTGGGAAGAATTCTCTAAAACTTTCTTTGAAGGCCGTAACTACTTGTCCAAGAGATTGGAACGCATTCTTGAAGCCCTCAATCATATTTTCCCGACCGGATTGTCGAGACATACGTTTAGCGAAGTCTTCTAAGTTAATAGAACCATCTTTAACATGTTCGTTTAAAGACTTAAGAGCTTTAACGGAATCCAATGTATATCCGCGAGCTTTAAGTTCCTCTTCAGATAAGCCAGATACTTCGTCAGTAAGCTTGTTGATGGACTTACCTAAAATATCCGCTGTAACCCAGCCTTCTCCGAGAGATTTCTCGAATGAGCCAGATTTAGTAATAATATCATCGACCGCGACACCTTGTTCTTTAGCTACCGATTTGATAGACTCTTTGAACGCATCTGCATCGTTGATACCTTGGTCGAGAATTTGTTTCCATCCAGTACTTAAACCTTCTGATAACAATTTATTTCGAGCGTCTGCTGATTTACCGATAACTGCTCCGACTGAGTCAGAAATAGAAGTTAGTAAATCTTTAGCTTCCTCGAAGTCACCGACCATAATTTGCCAACTTTGCGTCCAACCAGATTGAGCTGCTTCTTTAAGAGTATCCCATAATTGAGTAAATGTCTTAACTTTAGTAGCTGCGTTTACGGCTGTATCAGCAAGTTGGGTAATTTGTTTAGCTTGTTCTTCAGTATATCCTTTAGCGATTAAATCGGCTTCAGTGTACGCCCCAGATAACTGTGTTAGAGTTTCCGTCAGTACATCAGCTGTAAGCCATTCACCTTTAGATAAGGACTCCCTGAACGAACCATATTTTTGAATCAATGCATCTACGTTAGTACCCATTTGAGTGGCAGTACGTTTTAATGCATTTTGAAATACTTCACCACCCATACCGGCGTTTACTACTGAGTTCCAGTCCATAAGCTGAACTTTACCAGCTGCTAACGCTTGGGAGAGTTGATACATCGCTGTACTAGCTTGTTGAGATGTTGAACCTGATACTGCGGCTAAGTTGGCAATACCTTTGATAGATGTTACAGACTTATCCAGTGATACACCGGCCGCTGTAAACGTACCAATGTTACGAGTCATCTCGGTGAAGTTATAAATAGTTTTATCGGCGTACGTGTTTAACTCACCTAGCGCTCGGTTTACGTCTTGTAAACTAGAACCTTTCGATGAGGTATTCGCCAAAATTGTTTGCACGGCATTCATTTGGGTTTCGTATTCTGAGAACCCTGTTTTAATAGGATCAATGGTGAGAGCCGACATCATATTCTTACCAGTTGTGATAGCAGCATTGGTAATGCGCACCATAGCTGTTACCCCAGCAATTTCTAACGCTGAGAATCTATCACGCACGACATCAATACCACTAGTTAGTGGATTAAAGTTCAAACCCTTGATGCCTGAACTGATATTCTCAAGACCTTTAGACGCCCCGTCAAACTTAAGAGCTTGTTTAAGTCTATCCAGAGTACTCATACTGGTCTTGACATTACTTTCGAAGTCACGGTTCTCAAAGCCCATGGAAACTACGCGTTCATCGACGGTCTTACCCATTGCTTACCTCCTTCCAAGCATCTGATGCTAGCTTGTCGAATACGGGTTGTATTGCAGGATTAATATAATCTCTGCCTTCCACCCATCCACCTGTGCCAGTGCCATGTCCATACTGTAAAATAATAGCGATAGGGACTCCTTTGTTAATGTGACTGTTGTATAGGTCTATAGAATATCCCTTACCAGTCTTATTAATCTCGAAGTGCCAAGACGATGCGGTTAGCCCGCTTCTTACAGGGGTAGCTTGAGCTAATGCGTCGACTGCCATTTGACCATACTTCTCTAAGGCTACGATAGTGGCTCGTTTACTGAGTTTCTCGAAATATCGAGTTACTTTAGAATAGTCGCCTTTATGTTTAATTCGAATCATTAGCTTCAACTCCTATCCTGATGTATTAAATTTCTTCTTGTTCTCTTCGTTAATTCGGATTTGCATTGCTAGAATTTCCTCTTTGGTTCTTTGTTTCGGAGGACTATTCTTGATGTTACATATTTTTATGAGTGCTATTAATCTATGAATATGCCACTTTTCAGCCTCAAAAGGTATGTTGTATGACGTCATCCAGTAATATATAAGTTCTGAAGTAATAACTTCTCCATCGCTCTTCTTCTTACCGTCATCGTACTCATAGAATGTAGTAGCAGTACTCGGATGGTCGATATAGTTGATGATTTCGTCGTGATACTCGGACGCTAGAATGTAATATACCAAAGGGTCCACATTCTTGTTCAACATCATACATTGTATGTAATCTAGAACCTCCTCGTTAGTCAACTGCCTAGAGTTATTAAGAAACGGTTTACACCATCTCGACTCCCATTTTGAAATTGCGACAAGGGAGTGTTCTAGTCGTATAGTGCACTCATTCAAGTATGTGAACTCTTGCTTCTCATCGTCCCATATCTCCTGTTTAGGTATGGTTATCTGAAGCATTGGTTAATCCCCTATCTAGATTTGTTATGTTTCTTGTGATGCTTGAAATCTTGTACTTTAGGAGCCGGTTCTACACCTAAGTCTTTAGGTAGAATACCACGAGTAAAATCGTCAGCCGCTTTAGCATCTAGAGCAATTTCCATGAATAATTGGTCATAAGCGCCGCTAAATCTGAAAGTGTTAAGTGCTTCTTGTGATTTAACGAATTGTTTACCATCGAAACTCTTAACCCCATAAGCTTTAGTGATGATACGGTCGAACATATCTAATAGTTCTTCACCACGTTGTTCAGCTACTAATTTGTCGATATGAGCTGCTAGACCGTTTGGCATAGCCATCTCTAATTGCAATAATTCAGCTTTAGTTAGGTTGAAGTAGAAGTCTTCAGTGACTGTTTCTCCTGCAAAATTTTGATAAGTAATAGTTTTCTTTAGCATTTTAAGTTCTCCTCTCATTTTTAAAAAGAAAAGGAGCCCAATTAAGGGCCCCAGAAATATTAGCCAGCAGCTAAGATTGATTTGATTTCATCTGGTAAAGGCATACGAGCCGCTTCAGACTCAGTTCCATACAAGATGTCTTCCAACTTTTTAAGTTTATCTTTCTCAAGATCTGTTGATACAATTTCCAAGTGAGCAGTTGGACGTTTACCTTCCACAGCTACTGGAGTTGTTGTTAATTCCCATGAAAGTTTCATAGCTTCTGGGTCTTTGTTAATTGTTTCGTATTGGCGTGATGATGGAGCAGCCATACATCCGTATACTAAGTGAATAACGTATCCGTATTCTTCTTTCAATAAGTCGTTACCTAAAGTAGTAACGTAAGAAAGACCGAATGGTTTACGTGATTGTTGACCTACACGAACACCTTTGATAAGTTCAGCAGAACCATCGCACTCAGCGAATTCTTTAGGATATGTGTAAGCCTCGATAGTAGCACCGAATTCTTCACTTGAAGTTAAGCTTAAATATTTAGAGTCGTTTGCGAATAATGGAGTTGACTCAGCTCCTGATGGGTTTTGGTTCACTGATGTGAAACCGTTCCATGCTACACCATCCACATATTTACCTTCTGTGTTTGGTTTGTATAGTACAGGGCGTTTTACACCCAATTCGTATAATCGTTTACCGATTTCATCCCATACTAATTTAGTCATTGTGCTATTTCCCCCTTAGAAATATATAGTAAGAATATCGTGATGTAGGTTCTCAGAAACGTAATGACGGTCATAACTACAATAAGGTAGCGTCAATAACTTGTCGATTACTGGGTTATCTGGTTTTCTACTAATCACGGTTAGTTGATATTTGTTGTCGTTTAGATAATCCGAACTATTTGTAGCAGCTCTAGTGGAAATATGTTCTCTAGTGTACTTAATAGCTGGATAATCCATGTTGACCGTAGCGGTCGGTTGGTAATATACATTGCGGCTACCTAGAGTCTTCTCCAATATAGCCTGTAGCTCAGTTCGTCGGTTTAGGACCATTATAGACACCACCTACTGAAATATGAACGTTAGGATATTGCAGATCGACGGACTTGACTTTCCAATATCCGCCGAGAGCTGGTAATAAGAACTTAACATAAGTAAGAGCCATCATATTTTCGAATAAGTTAGGATCTAGTGTAACGCTAATTTCGTTACTGATATTAACATTTTCGATAACATTTCCGGAATTCTCATGTTGTCGGTAGTTCTTAATCAAATATCCACTGTAAGTTTTCTCGGTAACGACGTCTTCGTAAACGCCCGGTTCAACTTCCTGAGTTTTGCTGAATCCTAGAATACCGTGAAATTTACTCATAATTATTCGTTCACTTCAATTTCTAAAGCGATAGCTGAATATGGTTTAACTAACGCACCAGAGCAACGAGTTTCAATTAGGTATTTTTGAGCATTGTAGTCGATATCGAAGTCATCGAATAAGTTTACAGCTCCACCTTTGTCAGCACCTACGTTGTAGTCACCGATGTTAGTGATGATACCTAATAATTGTTTCTTCTTAGCTCCGTCTTGGCGTTTTTGGTTCTCCATAACTGGAACTGTGATGATTTCAGACACACGTAAAGTTGTACGTAATTTTTCTTCTGAATCGTAGATAGTACGTCCAGTAGTGTCTTCTAATAATAACATATCAGTTAACACGTCTTCAGTTGTGAATAACACTGGGTTACCAGAACCTTTATAGTCTTTACGAGATTTGATAGCTGAACGGATAAATGCTTTAGCCACTTTAGCTCCATCTTTAGGATCGTCAACTGCAACTAATGATTTAACAGTATACAAGTCTTCGTCTTTCCAGATTGGACGAATATTTTGTTCGTTGATTTTGTCGTCGCTTGAAGACTCACGTCCGTCCCCAACTAAGATAGCACGAGCGATTTCCTCGTCTAACATTAAACGCATTTCGCCTTTAATCCATGCTACTACGTCGAAGTCTGTGATATCAATCATGTCGTCACGATCAATTTTTTGCTTTTTATAGATTGTTGTTGGTAAAGTAGAACGTTTCAATAGTGTGAATACTTCTTCTTTTTTAAGTTTACCTTTAATATAACCGCGAGCACGAGCTTCGTCTTCAGTAATGTTCGCGAATAAAGATTTAACACGAGAGAATGGTGAGCGTTTAACACCGTTCATAACGCGTTTAACCCATCCCATATCACGAGAGATGAAATCTGGAACGTTGTTTAATGTTTTAGCTTCTGGGAATAAGTAGTCGATGTGTGTTACACCGTGCTCTAAGAATGACTCTTTCAAGCTTCCGTAGCGTTTTCCGTCTGCTAAGATTTCTTGCATATCATCGTGTGATAATACGTTTTGCTCTTGCATGTTGTCGTTTTCGAATAAGTTGTGTTTCATTTCTTCAATTCCTCCTTGAACTGCTTCGCCTACTAGTTCATAGACTGCATCTTGTTGTTGTGGTGTTAGAGTGTCTAATACGTCTTCGATTGAAGCGTCTTCAGGTAACTCTACTTCGTCTTCGATGTACTCTAAATCGCCATCTTCGTCTTCATCAGCATGTTGCATTTCTTTACCTTGGTTTTCTAATGCCATACCGATAAGTGCATATACTGCTTCTTGTTGTTCTTCGTTTAATGTATCGAAGATATCTTGGATAGTTTTACCACCTTTATCTTCGTGCATTAATTCGAACTCTTGATTGTTGTCATTAATCACAATATCATCTCCTGTATAAAGAATGAACTCACCATCAGCGTTAGAGCCGTGTGCGAGACTTACGTTTTCGATATAAGCTCCCGGATTAGCACCAGCTAATACTAGGCTTACTTCACGGATATTGCCGTGTAACACGTCGCCTCCGTTTTGTTTTAGTTTGTTAGCGTAGATAGATAACGCAGTAACATCTCCATGACGAACTGCTTCTTTCGCACGCTGACCAGCTGCACTTTGGTTAAATACAGCGTAAGTGTAAACACCTTCAGGACGGTTTTCCAAATATGCGTGTCCTAACACATTCTCGACATCGTCGTGTTTGTGCATCCACACTAAAGGAACTTTCTTACCGTTACAGTCCTTGAAAGCGTCACGTCTAATGGTACGGCCATCTGAACACTTTAAGTCGTTTCGTGATGCCCATCCACTAAAGTCATACTTCATTTTGACTTCCCTCCTCGTCATAATATTGATCTTCTGGTGGCATTCCAGCTCCAGCGGTCGGATTTAAGTTCTTGTTACGTAATTCATCGGCTGCTGGGTCGCTAGACGGTTTAAGTCCAACGATTTGTCGTACTTCGTTCGAAGACATAACTTCGTTACGAGTAAACTTATCAGCAATGTTAGATAATTCAGAAACAGGAACCAGTCTGAACGGATCTCTGAAGAACTCAATCGATTGACGCTGTGTTCTAGCCGTCTTAGTCAAGAATTTACGTTTGAATTCGTCGACCACTGCTGAGATAATAGGCTCTATTGTACGAGTATAGTAGTTCAACATAGTCTTCTCATCTGCGGTTCCTTCTAAAACTGATTGGGTAATCCCAAGTTGGCTGTATAACATCTTAGTCAAGTATTCGATTTGAGTCATGAGGTTATTTTCGACTGAGCGGTTAAGTTGAGTAATACGCTCAGTACCGTCGGTATACGCGATACCGTATCTAGAACCAGCTAACTGGTCTTCGATTAGTTTACGACGTTCTTCTGCTTGTTTACGTCTAGCTTCGGTCTTAACAATATAAGGTAATTGAATAATCATGTCCAATTTACCAGAGCTAGTTTGTTCATCCACGACGTCTAATAAACTTAACTTTCTAATCAATCGTTTAAGAGTTGAGTTAGGTTCGTTCATTACCGCATAAAGTGGATTTTCGATAATAGCAATAGAACTCTTAGGTAGTGTTAATTCTTCGTGATTACCTGTTTGGTCGTTATAGACACGACACTTAACATGTCTTGGGTACCACTCTAGAATCTTAGCAGTTCGCATAGTCTCGATATCGAAAGTTCCGGGTTTGTAAATATCCGTATCAGTATCGATTGGGACTACCGCCACGACACCTTCGTCAAGCATAGACATAATAACGTCCTGCATTAAAGCTCGTCCAGTTTGGTCAATGTTAGCTTCTACTGAGAAACAGTTGTTTAGCTTAGACTGTATAGTATCGACGAATCGTTCATTCTCGTCTAATCTAACGTGTTTAATCTTGATAGACGCCACATCCAGAGCAATTCTGTTGTAGATAGCTGTAACTATAGAACGCTCATTACCGCGAGTTAATCGTGGTCTGTCTGGACGGTATGAATATGAGATACCTAAATCGTTTCGGTATTCCATCGTCGGGTCTTTGTTCAGCAGCGTATTCCACGCATGCTTTAATCTACTTCCGAATGATTCTTCCATTTTGATTTAATCTCCTATCTAATACTATTTACGTTTACCGATACGTTTAGACACAGCTTCTCTACCTCTGATTCTGTCAATCTCTCTTTGGTATTCGCTCTTAATTCGAGCTTCTCCTCTTTTATAAGCTGATTCGTGACGGTCGTATTCTTTTTCTAGAGAGTCGTACTTCTTAGCATATGCGCCTTTAACTTTTTTCACTTCGTTACTTTTGAATGATTTTGCGTATCTGGAAATTAATCCGACACCTTCTGACTTCATTCTGGCACGAGACTGTTGTCTGGCTAATTTCTTATCTCTAGACTCTTGATGAACAGTTTTGATAAGTTTATCCATAACTTCATCTTCGCGTCGTCCAAATTTTTCTTGATTGGCTTTTGATCTTAAGTTTCTCTCGTTTCTAGCGGATCTTCGCTGACCCCATTTCATTCCGAGGACACCGTGATGATATAATTCGTTTGGCATACGTTACCCCCCCCCTAACGTTTAGCAGTTTTCTTTGTATTTCTTTCAGACATTTGTTTGTCGTATTCTTCTTTAGCTGCAGATGCCGTAGTTATGGCTGAAGTAGCTAACATATACTTAACATACTTGCGACCAGTATCTTTAAGTTCTTCTCTCAATCCTTTAGCTAGTATCTCATTAGTCGACATTTCTCGCATATTGTTTCTAGCGCCGATTTGTCTTAGCATGATTACCGGTTTTTTAGTCCCGTATCCGCTTAGAGCTTTGTCATTTCGGTCAATTACGGCGTCGACACCTTGCTTCTTAAGGGCCTCGTAATACTTACTACGAAGTTTATCAAAAGTTTCACCTTTACCAGCAAGAGTCCCGTTAAATCCGTCATAGGCTTTACCGTGGAAATTCTTGTTTTTACCCTTAACTAATGACTCGAGTGCTTTGTAAGCTTTAGCTTGTTTTTTAGTACTGTCAGTCTCTGCATTGGCGATGTTTGATACTTTAGATACGAGGTTTCTAAATTCGGGGTCTTTCTTATACAAATCCTTAAATGTATCTCTAGCTCTTTTAGGGGAGGCTATCTTAACATCCCTATTAAACTGAGTAGTGAGTTTCTTAACTTGTTCGTTAGAACCCCTTCTCCATTTATCGGCCAATAGTGCTTGAGCATATGTTCCTTCATATCGGTTTTTGTCTCGTTTTTTAAAAGCCATGTAATTCAAGTTTCCTGAAGGTCTGACATCATCAGGGAGTAGCATGATTTTTTGGAACTTGACATTTTTCGATATGACCTCGTCAGTAGTATATTTGTGATGAGTGTAAAAAGCAACTGCCGCAGTAAGAGCGACTCCTCCGGCAATAGCTAAAGCTTTCTCTGCTCGAATTCTATCGTCAGCTCTCTTAGAAGCCTCTTCTTTAGAATATCCTCGTTCTAGGTATTTGTTCTGGAGACGGTCACGATGAGTTTTACCCTTATCATGACGCTCTATAAATTTTCGAACTCCCCATTTCATACCAGGAATACCATAGTGATATAATTTGTCATTATATTGCATTAACATCACCGTTCTTATAACGCTGCTCTATACCATCAATGATTTTAATATTTTTCTTGAGTTTTCTCTTCTGTAGAACTTTAGAACCTATATAAGATAATGCTGTACCAGCAGCGGCTCCTCCAGCAGCTATCATCAAAGCTTTTTTACCCTCACCGTGGACTTCATATTCACCTAAAGCTATTTGTGCTGCGAATAGTCCAGACAATGTGCTACCTGCTGAGGTCCTGATAACGTGATTATTTTTACCCACAGCTTTAGCATATCTTCGGAGAGCTTCAATTCTCTGAGTAGCTGTGGTTCTGTCGCGATCGAACCGCACTTCGCCTAAAGCGCCCATCCTGGCTAGAGCTTCCATGGTGTTTCGACCTTTCGCTCGATGTTTATTAATACGTCTCAAATCATGAGGATAGATAGTTCTACCGGCTCGTACATAAACACCTGGAGTGTCGTGATAGTAGAATTTATTGTCGCTACCCACGAATCCATCTACAGGACCAAGCGCAGGTTTTTGCTTACGTTTGCCCCATTTCATTCCTAGAATACCGTGATGATATAATTCATTAGTCATAGGCGCCCTCCACGTTTCCGAAGTTATTACGAACAGATTCTAGATTCTTTTTACGTCGTCTAGACTGAATAGCCCTAGATCCGGCATAAGCTAATACACTAGCCACGGCAGAACTACCGACAAGAACAGCAGCTGCAGTTTTTGGATCATCTGTAGCAGCGCCAGCCTCAAGAGCAGTTTTAACAGCGGCAATACCAATAACTGCACTTGTTAATCCCATCCGTCTAACATGCCCACTTTTAGCATTCGCTTTGGCATATCTCTCAGCGGCTTGTCTTACTTGCTTAGGTGTTAAAGGTTGTCTGTAATCTCTATCAACAGTTCCTAAAGCACCCATTTTGGCTAGTGCGTCCATAGTACTGACACCCTTAGCTCTTTGTTTATTTATAGAGTCGATGTGTCTTTTACTTAATCTTACATTTGACGATACAATGATACCTGGAGTGTCATGAAAAAACTGAATACCGTTGGATGCGGTTCCATAAATTTTTACAGGTCCTAATGGCTTACCTTGAGGTTGTTTAGCTTTATGCTTTCCCCACTTCATTCCGAGAATACCATGATGGTATAATTCGTATTTGTTATGCATCATTTACCACCTCCGGACTCTTTATAGGCATTATCTAGTTTACTGTATTTACTTCTAATATTACTTCTGGCCACCATAGACGATAATCCACTAGCATACAAATTAGCTACTGCTGCTACGCCTAATGTGGCATAGAACTCACGATTATTAACACCAGCAAGTTTGTTTCTATCACGAAGGCTTTTAGCAGCTAGAGCTCCGATAGCTATAGTAGCTGTCAGAGTTCGCCCTATATCTTTATTAACTTCATGATCGCGGATTACTCTTTTAGCATATTCATGAGTGGAATCGAGATCTTTACCGCGCTTAGTGTATTTAATATCGTCGATAGCGTCTAGTTTAGACATTGCTTTTAATGTACTAACGCCTTTAGCTCGTTGTTTATTGATATAGTTTAAACCCTGTGGACGTAAATCTCGTTTGTAAGCTACTGCTACTCCATTTTCGTCGTGGTAATATCGTCTACCGTTTATGATCGATGATCTAACAGGTCCTAAATCGTTCGAATTAGGTTTAGCTTTTCGCTTACCCCACTTCATTCCTAAGACTCCGAAATGTTTTAATTCAGTATTCATAGAAGCACCTACTTCTTAAGGACTTTCATACTCTTAAGAATGTCACCAGTCTTCTCTCCAGCTTTCTTACGTTTATTAACTTCTAACCATTGTTTGTTAGTAAGTTCTTTCTTAAGATGCCAGTAGTTACCAGAAGAGCGGTCGTAAATACGAGTACGTTTAGCTTTCTCTTGTTTCTCTTGACGCTTGATTTGATTGTGCTTCTTAACTGCTTGATACGTAGCTCGACCTGCAAAAGCAGCGGCTGGTAAAGCCACACCGTAAGCGAATTGTGGATTATCTTTTAAGAACTTAGTACCAGTCTTAAGATTTTTACTGGCGCTTCTGGCAGCTCTACTAGCTACGTTTTTAGCCATAGTGTAAATATGATGACCCCACTTCATGCCGGTTTTACCGTAGTGGTAGAGTTCATCATCGCGTTCTTCATCGTAATCTCTATACATAATATACCTCCTATTCGAATGCGTCTTTGTTTAGTTTATAAGCAACAAGAGCATCCATCGCTGAGGCTACCGAGTCAATCTTTTGGTCTCTTCTCTTCTTGAATAACTTCTTGTTACCATTTGTGTCCTGTAGGATAACGCAGTTACCCATGTTGAAAGACATCATTTGTTCGTCGAAATATAGTAATCGGTCTTCAGCTAGTTTCTTAAGTTCACCCAACGGGATGCTTTCTGTCTTAGCCCCTTGAATAACTTTCTCTACACCAAACTGACCATTCTCACTAACCCAACGTTTGACAAATTCACGAGCGCCGTATGGGTCATAACCGACCGAACGGACGTCGTAATCTCGCTCAATAATATGAGCGTCTAAGTCGTCATAGACAGTATCCAAATCTAAGATAGTTCCGTCCATAACAATAAGTGTTCCTTCGTTTAGGAACTCGTTATACTTCTCTCGCATAGCTGATGGGAGTTTCATGAGAGTTGACTCAGAAATATAGTTTCGAGTCTTAACTCCAAAACCACCATTACTTAGTGGGAATAAGAAAGTGAACGAACAGAAGTCATCCCCTTGAGATAAATCGACTCCCATAGAGCATGGCATTTGCCAGTAGTCTCTAGGTCTATGCGGAATAGTTTCTTCATAAGTGAAGTAGTATGTGTATCCTTCCATAGGGATACCAAAACGTTTAGCAAGAATATCGTTACGACTTGATGGAACTTTCTCCATACGCTCCACTTCTAAGTGGTAGGTTTCGTACGATACTGTCTTACCAATATTCGGGTTAGCTTTAACCCACATCTCAGGGTGAGCTACCTCGTTAATATCATCTAGTCTGTAATACCAGATAGATGTGTGTGGTTGGACATAGTCACCACGCAAGATGTCTAGTAATTCCATTTTGATTGAGTCCCCAATACCATTACGAACGGTACCTTCTGAACTAATAGCTACGATTACGTAGTCTGGAATCTTAGACGCCCCTTGCTCGATAGCTCCGAACACGTCTTCTCGAATATCACCAGAGAGCCATTCGTCGATTGTCGTGATCTTGTTACGAAGACCTTGTAGTTTGTCTACAGTCATTGGGCGAATTTCGACCATTGAGCCAGTTAAGAAGTTCTCTATCCCTTTTTTAGTTGACGCTAACTTAACACGGTTAGCTCTGGACCCAGTGGTGTTCTGTAACGAACCTTCTGTTAAGAATTTGAACAGAGGTCCTTTCGCTCTAGTGATAGCTGTACGAATCGGAGATAATACCTCCTCAGCTTGACGCATTGTAGGAGCTGTCGCTACTTGTAATGTGGTAGATGTGTCGACGTTTAAGTGATAGCTCTGTACAAATGAGGCATACATTGATTTTGCCCCACCACGAGCTAGAATAATAAACTGACGGTTGATTAATCTTCGCTTGAAAGATTTGGTGACATACTTACCACCATGCCCATCAGGATTTGGTTCGTATACACTTCGCTCTTCGAAATAATACCAACCGTAAAGTTGTTCCGCCCAAAGTTTGAACGAATCCAGTAGGGTCAAATCACGACCGTCGGTTAAGGTCGACTCGTTTTCGCAATACTTAATAAAACCCTCAACTGCTTCGTCATCGTAATAAATACCGGGGTTCGCTATGTTAGCATCGATACGGTTCATCTCTAACGAAATAAATTCGTTAACGGCGATATCGCCACGCATAACCGCCTCTCTAAACTGCCCGTAATACTTTGGAACAGCAGTGTTTGATAATACCATGTATTGTTACCACCTTTTATAGATAAATTGTATTAGAATTTCCTAGACGTAAAGTCTTAGTAGTAGAAATAGCATCGTATACTCTACGAGCTTTCTTGATAGGAGCTGGTCCGTTGACCGGTCCTCTACCACGATTTGCATAAGCGGCAGCTACGAATGAGACTGCTGCTGGAATAGCATACTTGTTAAGAGCGTTACCTAGTTGTTGACTACCCACATTCTTAAGTGTGTTGGTAATCCAGTTCTTACCTTTCTTCTTCTGTTTAGAAGTAAGTTCTTTGTAAGTCTTCTCAGCTTGTAGTCGCTCATTAATTTGTTTGAGCTTCTTAGTGCTCATAGATTTGTAAGACTCTTTGGTATGAGCCTCCAAATAATCATGATGTTTGGATACTGGTGACGAAACGACAGATTTGCCTTTACGACGTCCCCATTTCATCCCAAGGATACCATAGTGCTTTAATTCATTACTGTTCATTTAATATCGTCACCTCCTTAATTTGTTGGCCAAGGGTCATCCGTAATGTAAGATATTTTAGAAACCCTGATGTCTCCAATATCTCTATCGGTTGGTACTGGGTCTGTGAATTGGAAACGTAAGTGATTTGCATCAGTAACACCACCTAAGTACCACGTTCCATATGGAATACCGTCGTCGTTGAAAATCTGACCAATCATCGAACCAGCAGATCTATACCCCATAGGTATACCACCGTTTGTTATAAGGAAACATTTCTTTTCACGGTTTCCTGGATGTCCAATAAACGCCGGGTTACCCCGTCTTACAATACCAAACCAACCCCATTGTAATCCGCCGAATTGATAAGTTACTGTATTATTAACTCTTCGGACTTGTAAGTAAGAATTGCCTAATTTAGACAGTAGGTTTAGGGTTTTCCAACCTGTGTCACCGTCTAATACCGCCCAGCCTTGGTTACCAGAAGGTGTGCGTTTAATCCATTTAAGTGCACCGTTTGTCTTAGCAGTGTCAACATAGGTTTGACCTAGTTTACCTTCGACTTTACCATTCGGTATGCCAGTACCAGTAAGTTCACTAGACGACGTTGTTGGAGTGGCAGGTCCATTTTGACTGGAAGCAGGTAGAGTTACAGTTCCACCACCATGAGATAGCGTTAATGTGTTGCCGCTGAGAGATAGTGTTTGTGGGATACCGACTCCGTCAGCTCCTTTAGGTCCTGGAGGTCCGGCTGGTCCTTGCGGTCCGGTAGCACCGGGTAATCCGTCTTCACCTTTTGATCCACGTTCCCCAGTTTCACCGCGGTCTCCTTTTGGTCCCGGAGGTCCGGCTGGTCCAGTAAGTCCTTGAGGGCCAGGTTGTCCATCAGCGCCTCGTTCTCCTTGGAGACCATCTCTACCGTTCTCGCCTTTAGGTCCTGGAGGTCCCATAGGTCCGACGTCACCTTTTTGTCCAGGCTGTCCGTCTTCACCCTTAGGTCCACGTTCACCGGGAATTCCTTGGGGTCCCATAGGTCCAGTTTGTCCGTTTTCTCCGGCTGGTCCTGGAGGTCCTTGAATACCCATAGGTCCAGTAGGTCCCATCTCTCCGTTGTCGCCTTTCGGTCCCGGAGGTCCTTGTAAACCTTGAGGTCCTGGAGGTCCTTGTAAGCCTTGAGGTCCAGTAGCACCAGGTAATCCGTCTTCACCTTTAGGTCCACGTTCCCCTGGAATACCTTGTAGTCCTTGGAGCCCCATAGGTCCAGTTTGTCCGTCGTGACCATCATTACCTTTATCGCCTTTAGGTCCGGCTGGTCCTGGAGGTCCCATTGGTCCACGTTCCCCTGGAATACCCTGAGGTCCGGCTGGTCCTGGAGGTCCTTCAACTAATTTAGGTCCAGATATAGGGTTATCACCTTTGTTGTGAATATCATCTTCGGAATTAATACGCCACTCGAGTTCCTTGATTTGGTTGTCATAGGCTTCTTTAACTCCACCAGTAGGTGGGTCGAATATCATCCTAACTTTCAAGTATACATAACTTCTGATGTGAGGGATGACGTCAGGATTACCCCCAATATCATCCCAAGTAGAAGTCGAATCTGATACGTAGAAATCGGATGGAATCTTAGCACCAAGTTGTTTCAGTGTGGAGAATGCCGAATTGATGTACGTTAGAACGTCGTGATCAAAGTAGTCACTCTCCAACGGAATACTTAATAGTTTCTTGGTTGAGTCTAGAATGCTATTTGTATTTTGATTTACCATCCTTAATCACATCCTAGTAGAAAGTTCCGTAAGGTTCTACGTTTGCGTTACCACTTGAGTTTGAAACTCCGGCAGCTACGTAGCGACGCTCACCTGATTGTCCAATGTATGATACCCAGATGTATCCTTCAGCAGAATATACTGAGTCATAGCGGAATTCTTCTCCTTCGTCATACACTGCAACTACTTCAGCTGATGTTGATGGAGCTGTGCGTACGTTTACGGCAGATACTGTAACAGCCATAGTTCCATCTTCGTCTTTAAGTTTACCTTCAGCAGGTGCTTCTGACACTTGTTCTTGAACTTGTGTATTTTGAGTAGACTCGTCATAGTTTGGATAGAACCATCCAATTACTTTACCCCAAGACTCTTGGAAGTTACGTGTGCAGTAACGAGCTGGCCCACCGTTTTCTAGTGAATCAGCATTACCGTCAACGTTTTGTTCGACAGTCTTCATAGTGTAACCGTCTGAATCTTGGTATACATAACCAGTGTGACCATAAGGGTGCGCGTAAGTTTCCATTACGAAAAATGCTCCTGCTTGTGGTGCAAGTCCTGGAGCGTCATACACTACGTTTAATCCAGCGTTTGCAGCTGCGTCTAATAGGTCGATAGCATTACCGCCTAATTCAACACCGAAGTGTTTATATAGTAAGTAGTTGATTAAGTCTACGCATTGAGAACCGAAGTAACCATCGTGGTCAGCTCCGATACCATTGTCTGCTAAGTACTCAGCGCTTGCATTCATTTCATAAACTGTTGCCATTTACATTCCTCCTTGTTGTTTCCATGGACATGTGTCCCATGGTTTGCGCTCAACGAACGCTGGTTTTAGAATACTCTCATCTCCGTAGTGAATCCCATTGTGGGTTCTCAGACTTACAGAAATGAGGTAGTCTGGGTTCAATAAAAATTCTGTCTGGTTGATTATGTCATCAATCGTGATTGGGTTCATGTGGTGTACGATTATAGTTCCGGGAATCCGGTAATCGTCGAACTCTACACCTAAGTCGAATCCGTTGTCACGAACAATAACGTAGTCTCTGACTTCAAGCCAGTTGGCAGATTTATAGAACTCTTGGTTTAAGTACCGATTTCCTCCGAATGTGGAGTGAGCTACGACACCGTTAAGTTTGAGGTATCGAAAACGCTCTTCGAAAGTCGGTAGTTTGATGAGCTCGGAATATCGTCTAATAGTCACTAGTGACCACTTCCACCGTATTCACGCATAGCATCCAGCGCGCTAGCATAAAGCTCTTCAACTTTCTTAGCAGATTTAAGAGACTCTGTTTTAGCTGTGATAAGCTCTTTCTGCTTCATAAGAATTTCTTTCTCTATCCGTTCTTTAGTCGAAGCTAGTTTCAAGTAGTGAGTAATAACTTGCGAGGACGCTGAACCGTCCCTGAGTTGTTGTTCAGCAAGGTCGACTGCTAGAGCAATCATCTGGTTCTCTCTCGCTTCAGGAGTCAATGCTGGTCTTGACTTCCTTTCAGTAAGTTTCGAATTGGTCTTAGCCATCATTAGTCCTCCTTTCTGTTACTATTGATAGACTTTGAATATAGTTTCGTAAAGTGCTCATTAGGGCTACACTAGAAGGGATGCCAAAAATGCGAAAGGAGATTTGGTTTCTTACAAATCTAGGAGACTAATAAAGGTGGATTATGTTGCTTTGGGAGCTAATTAGTAGAAAAAAACATACCAACCAGTGTAGCCTTAATGAACACTTTACAGAAAACCTGTAAACTATTACCGAGCGGGACCTATGGGAAAGTGGATTGTCTCCCAAAAAAGTCCCCCCGGAGAAATTTTTAGTAGCGCGGCGATGCAGGAGGGGGTGCAAATTTTGAGACCCCCCCCCCGGGGGGGGGTGTTTTCCCTCTCCCCCCCTTTTTTTTTTTTTTTTTTTTTTTTTTTTTTTTTTTTTATAATTTCGTCGATTGCTCGTTCAATCTCAGCTTCGTTCTCTTCATCAGTCAAAGCATCAGAAGTTCTTGCTATACGATTTAAGTACGAACTTGTGTGATAACCTTTCTCTTCATCAAACGCGAACCAATCAGCGAACTGTTCAAATGGATCATAAGGATTATCGATTGTTGTGATTGCACATTTAGCCATTCAAAGTTCTCCTTTCTAATTCTGTTTGATGTACTTGATGACTGTCGATGCTGAAACTCCAAGAGCTGAAGCAATCTCATCTGTTGTGTAACCAGACGAACGCATTGCTGACATCTTGCTAACTTTAGCAGGTGATAGCTGTTTGCTAGTTCTTGGTGTTGCATACTCACGAATCTTGTCAATGTTTGAGTTGTTAAGCATCTTAGTTAGTTTCGTATCAGAGATAGCACCAGCTTGAATCGCTTCCCATTCACGGGGAGTGATGTCAATTGGATGTCGTTGAGCTCCGACTTGAGCACGAGCAATAGTAATCGCTTGTTGTCTAATCTTCTTCTCTTCTGACTTAGTGATGTCTTTGTCGAACTCTAACTTAGCTTGGACATTAGTGTTAGCAATAGCTTGGGCAAGTCGCTCTTTAGGAGCATTCTTTTCGGCTAGGGCTAGCTTAGCATTAAGAGAGGCTACCTCATTAGAGTATGTAGACTCCGCCTGCTTACTGTATTTAAGACGAGGGGTAGCTAACATTTCTTTACGGGCCCTATTAGCTAAGGCTTTCATCTTGTTAGCATAGTCTGCATAAGCTTTCTCTTTAACATTGTTTGAATTAGAGACCAAAGTGTAAGCATCGGGGGTTTCCATCATGGCGGTACTTATTTTAGTACGGACCCTCTCCTTACCTTTCTTGTCTGTATAATATGCATCGGGGTCTATTTTATAAGATACCTCCCCGGTGTCTGGATTAATAATACGACTACCCTTAGTCTTAGGTACCCGAACATCAGCATTAGATCTAGAAAATAAGGTGGATGCACCAGTAGATACTTTACCATTTTCGTCGACACGATATTGATATTTCTTTTTAAGACCTGCGATATTATTATCAATCTCACTTTGTTTATAATCTAGCTTATGTTTAGCAGCATCGATAACAACCATTGAATGTCGAACAGCTCTAGCTAGTTCATCTTCAGTCGCACCCTTAGCTGTCATATCTGTAATAAGGTTAGATACCATACCCATTTGGTTTTGAGTTGCATTCTTAGTCATCAACTTCATACCTTCACGATATGGATATTTATCTTTAGGGTCGAAGCCTACTAATCCTCGCAATGGTTTATCACTAGATATCTTAACCTTATGGTTAGTAGGAATAACTAATGCAGTGTCACCATCGAAGTCGGCGCCAGATAATTGTTCAGCAATCTTACTGTTAATACCAACAGCATCTAAAGCATTCCCTAATATACTTTTAGCTTTAGGGTGTTTGTTATTTACTGTAAGCACTGGGATTTCAAATATACCACCATGTGGGAAACGAACTAAGGCAACCTTCTCTCCATTCTTAAAGTTAGGTGCATATATTTCATTGTCCTTCAAACTAGTGATTGGTAATATAACTTGATATCTTTGTCGTGGTAGTGGAGCTACTTTTAAATGCGAAGCAGCAGTGTCACAACCGGATGCGAACTTATCTAATAAATGTCGCTTAACAGTTGGGTTAGTTAATGACATGATTTCATCGAACTCAGCATATCGGTCTCTCTCAGTAAGCTTAAGTTGCTTATCAATTAACTCTTTATTCTGTTTCGCTAGAAATTGAGATGGTAAATTCTTAGACCAAGCATCCCAATCTCCTTCTTCGGAACGTTTATTAATTAAAGATAACTTTCGTTTACCATCTTTATCAGTGTAATATGATTGACCATTAGCCTTAATAAGCGAACCGAATGGGTTATTTGGGTCGAATGGGTTATTTTCGGTATTCTTAAGAACATCTAATTTAGATACTTTCTTACTCTTGTTCGTGTTAAACATAACATCGACTCCTGGTGGTAAGTCATCAGAATACATAGCCATTCCCTTAATATACTTATTGCCATCCACTAATATACGAACCTGAGCATAGTGTGAGTTACCTAAAGATAAGTCAGGAACATTACGACGAATTTCCACAACACCATCTTTATGGATACCTCCATCTTCAGCATATCTAATTGCTAGTCGCTTAGAGTCCATACTTGCAGGATATTGCATAGTATCGAATGTTTGTCCGCCATCGTGAGATGTGAATTTCTCAATACCATTAATCTTCTCAGTCTTATATACTTCTTTATATTCTGTTCCAGGAGGACATAGGACTGTCATAGTAGTAAATTTACCTTTGTTAGTAACTTGTTCGAGCTTACGATTATATACTTCGTAGCCTTCTTGTTTTAAAAGTTCAAGAGATTGTTGAAGTTTCTCTTTAGATACTCCTAAATATCTCTCTACACCCTTACTAACATCAATCATACCAGACTCACTAACTCTCTCTTTCAAGAAATTAGCAGTGTTTCTGGCTTTACTAGCTCGCTCTTGAATACCAGCATCCAGTAAGTTACGAATAGACGAATCATTTTTATAACCCATCTTAGCTGTAATCTCAGGAAGAGAATATCCTTTGTCTCGTAGACTCTGAGCAGTCTTAGCTAATATAGCTTTCTGTTCAGCTTTCGCTACAGACTTCTGTTTACGAAGTTGTCCAGTAGATATACCTAAGGCTTGAGCAATTTCAGTTTCACTGTGTCCTTGTTTATGGAGCTCTTCTACACGACCTAAGAAATCCTTAGTGTGTTGATGTGGGTCTTTACCAGAACCATAAGGATATCGGCCTGAACGCTTCGGCATACCATAGTGTAATAAATCGTCATCCGAATCATAAGAATCATCGAAATATTCATTCATGATGTCAATATCAATCATCTACTAAACCTCCTCTTCTTTTATATTTTCAATAATGTTGTCGAAGTGAACAATCTTCTGCATAATGTCATGAATCTTTTCAGGGTCAGGATTATGAGTGACCACTTCGTTATTTTGGTAGAGTCGTAACTCCATTCCAATGTCTTGCGGTTTGACTTTATATTCTAAACAGAATAAAGCCGCATAGATTTCTAATTGTTCAACATGGGCTGGAATAACACCAGTCTTCAAATCGTGAATTCTTAGAAACTTATCTTTGAAAGAAATAGCATCCGCTGTGCCGAAACAGTTTGGTGAATAATATAGAACTTGCTCTGGTGTCAATTTAAAACCAATAGCATCGTTCACATACATATTCAATGTCTTAGTAGAGCGAGGCAATTTCTGTCCTAGTGTAATACATTGAGCAGCGAAGTCATGTAATATAGTTCCTCGCTGAGTTGCTTGTTGTCTAATATAAGTGTCGGCCAGTTTCTCATCAGTGTAATTCAACCAATGATATTTACTTGCTCCTAGAAATGCGTGCTGACCGACTAGGTTTGAATGATTGTTGAAGATCATGTAAAACTTCCTCCTTATTTTCTGGGTGAGCGAATCTTGCAAATCCCATCTCGTCTAACATCTTTACATAATATGGTTGATTGGGTTGTCTCTTTGCGTTCTTACTTTTCTTACATTCGATCATTGCCCATCGACCATCCGGAAAGAATATCGACAAGTCTGGAACTCCCTGAATATAATTCGGATCGTTCTTAAGGACCATACAATCTGGATACATCTTCTTAATATCCGAGATTAGTCCTGATTGGAAATCACTTTCAAGTGCCATTCCGCTTACTCCTTTCTAATTTTAAATATAGCTCCCTGCTATTTGTACAAAAGGAAAACAAAAAGAGAAACCGTTGCTTTCGCAATTCGGCCTTTTTATCTTCTCTCTCATAAAAGGGATTGTAAATCCTGCGAGGCTACCACTTAACAGGAAAATTTCCGAATTCAGCCCTCAAACCCGTAAAATTGACCAAAATTCCTACTTGTGGCCAAATGGCCAAATTTTTTCGAGGTTTTATATATATTTAAAAATTTTTAATTTATAGCAAATATTATAAAAAAAGTGGGAAAGTGGCCACGAACCCTCAGAAACCGCGTCAAATCAACGTTTTTGCGTGGCCAAATCCAGTTTTGAAAGTGGGCAGAAAGTGGCCAAATGGCCAAAAGTGGCCAAATAATTGTGAATTTTTTGTGAATTTTCACCCTTCTGGACAAATAAAAGTGGCCAAATGGCCAAATCCCAAAAACAAAAGTGGCCACAAAATCCGTCCGAGCAGACCTCAAACAGCCATTTTCGACCATTCAAAGTCCGTCCAGACAGTCTCTCTATCCCGATTTTTCCATAAATTTTAATCATTTTTTAATGTTTTTAACACACTATCAACCGTCGTACAGAGAATTCCACGTAATTCTTGACGATTTATAGTAGTATCAGCGAAGCTAAATACGTACCGATATACTCGATAAGCGCTGAAATCACGTTCTTCCAGCTCGTTTCTAGTCGCATCATATAGCACAGATAATGGTCCTCCGACCCAATCCACTCTATCTAATAAAGTTTTAGCGTCGATACCCTTCGTAATATCCGGTTTAAAGCCGATATAACCGTTTAGGAGACCGTCTGTACGTCTTAGGATACATAAGCACCCTTTATAACTAAAACGCTCGTATTTGGACAATATAAACACCTCCTTGCCGTCCATACTGAGCTCCCTTTACACTAGTCTTTTGACTCTAGATACTTATCATATAAGTGACCAAGCCCCCAAGACCATACGCCCCAAAAACTAATTATCGCCACTAGTGCTATCATTTCTTTCATTCTTCTCAGCTCTCCTTATCATACCTTTCAATATAGCTACACAATCGGTATCGTGAATATTCAAGTAATCAATCCCAGGTCTACGGTCAATGAGATGTCTAAATTTCCCATGTTCCAAACCAGTAACCATGATACCATTCATACTACCTTTGAGTAATATAGGTTTGTCATATCTACATCCAGCATAGTATATCGGTACGTAGCTATTCTTTCTTGATTCCATCATTAACACCCTTTCCACCATTAACCATATCCTTAATATCGTAAACCCTACGGTCAATTTCTCTAAGTTTGCCGAATAGGAATTCTCTACGAACGATATCGTCGTCGTTCTCAAGCTTAGTAACTCGATATGTGGTATTAATCATGCTATCTTCAAGTTTCTTAACTCTATCTAGGAAACCACCACTATCAACACCCTTAGCGAATTTAATCAAGTCGACTTCTTGTCTCATTACAAATAAATCATTTTTGAGAGCATTTCGATTATCGATTTCCGTACTCACAAGATTGTCTATACGATTCTCTAGTTGAGTGAGTCTATCGTCGTGATGTTTACGAATTTCTCGCTCAATCCAGTCCTCACCTCGTACATACAGATACTCTCCATTATTCACTTTTCGTTTCAAATCCTTAGCCTCTCCGTAATAATATAAAGCTACATTAGTTAGAATGCTGAATATTACTCCAATAACGATGACCGCAGCATAAAATTGTTCCTGTTCCATAATCCAAATCTCCTTTCGTCTTCTAATATATAACTGTCTTTTCGTCTCGCACTTTCCAAACGCCTTCTACCAACTCTTCTGTGTATTGCTTGATGGCATATTCGTTCGTACGGTAATATCCGACACGCTTGCTAGTGTTCCCTGGTTCTGGGTAATATACGAAACTTGTGTCTTTAATACGGAAATTATACAAGTCAGGATTCTCTACTGACACGATTAGTCTATCTCCATATTTTACATCCGTATAGCCGTCACGCATCGCTAAGTGAAATTTCTTGATAGTTGGTAAGTTTATAATACTCATTTCTAATAACCCCTATTTATTTGATTTGTGTAATAATTCGTCAATTTTGTCTTTTAATGACTCGATCGTGTTGCCGTTATGGATAATAGTCTGTTCTTGCTTTTCAATAATTTGCTGCTGCTTGTCAATCATATCTTGCTGTCTGTTGATAATATACAGTCCAGTACCGAACACCAATCCTACAATCACTACGAAACCAACATACATTCGCATGATTAATTTCTTGTTCATGTCAACATTAATGTGTTTAGGATTCATATTATCCCTCCCCTCTGAATTCTCTCATAATATGGTTAGCTTCGTCCAGGTCGCCCTCGTACTTCCACTCGTCATGGTCCACGAACCAATACATATATCTAACCCTTAGGTGAATCGTTAGCCATCTTATCAAGAGTGTTAATTTTGTCAAGAACCATTCTAGCTTTAGTCTCATAAGTATCTTCCTCCTCTTCGATTTTACCATATTTCTTTTCGTACTGACCGACCTTAGCGTTTAGTGCGAAGTTCATAGCGATTAGTTCGATATACTTACCGATAATCTCCCCAACCACTTCATCGCTCTTCTCTTTTACCTCTAAGATATGTCTGATTTTAGATTCGTAATAGTATCGTAACCCAAAGAATACAATACCTAAACTAATTCCAATTAATAACATTGTTCCATAATCCACCATTTTCTTCGTCTCCTTCTACTCAATTATATCGCTTGCGAACTCGTCGATAATTACATTTGATTTGTTCGGTTTGCGGTAATAATTATCTTTTCGTCTGCGGTCTGGTTTATGTTTACGAATATCCGCTTCCTCAACTCGACACTCTAATTTATTAACTCTAGCCACTAAATCGTTTTCTGTGAGGTTTCTCTTAATCTTATTTTCCAAGATAGATAATCTAGTTCCGAGACTATGAATTTCAATATTGTTAGTTTTAACATTAACTTTTAATGAAGCTTCTTCGATTCGTTCAGAAATTTGTTTAGTGATTGGTTCAGGCTCTGGTAACTCTTTTGACTTACATGAATTATAAATCTTTTGTTCTAACACTCGTAACTCACCTGTAGTGATACCAGCGAAATTACCTAAGTCTTCTAACTGCTTATGATGCTTAGACACTCGCCCATCTAATAAAGCAAATTTAGTAGACATCTCATCTAATAGAGTTCCGTGTAATTTCAAATTATTAGTTACAATCTCGAACGCATCTTTCGTGTCGCATTCTAACTTATTTAGTTGATTACTAATTTCTACATCGTCTTTATGTAGTTGGCTCGTTCTGTCATTTACAGTAAGCTCAACCCATTCAAGTTTATTCTTTAAATCCGATAGTTTCCAAACCAACGCAAGGTTTACTAACATGCTTAATAAAGCTACCGCCAAAGCAATAACCGATACTAATAATACTTTATCCATTTTTCAAATCTCCTTCTTTTATGGTTAAGTAAGGTACATTGTCTGCATACAAAGTGACCTCACCATCGTTTTTCGCATTTTTTATTACATCGCACTGTTGTTTTAGTCGTGCTACACATTTTTTCTCACGTTTAATAGCTCGTTTCAATTCATCACATACTATTTTCAGTTTCTCAATCCGCCGAGCATATACAACTTCGGTAGCGTATATGCTCAAACAGATTACTGCGATTAATATAGCCGAGAACGTGACGATATCAATCTTAAATTCCATTAGCTGTGTCCTCTTTTACTGGTTTAAATGTAGTATATGGATTATCACTTACTAATTTAGCAGTGTCGTTCAGACGGTCTATCACTTCTTTAACCCACGGCTCATCATGATATAAGTCATCAGAATACTTAAGTATCGCATACTCAGTAACAGTATATACTACAGAATTACCAGCGCTTCTAACTCTCTCATAGCTTTCGTGTTTTTCATAATATGGAATGTCGCTAGACTCTACTTCGTCATAGAAATGATGTATCAAACCATCGGTATCAAGATATCTGAAACCGGGTTCTCTATCTATCACTGGGTCCATCTTACAGTTTGTTGCTAAGCATATCCATTTATCATCGTGTTTGTAGAATAACCCTGGATAGACGAATTCTAATTTGTAAGGATTTACTTTATTGAAATTAATGTATCCCATAATCATCGTCTCCGTTTCCTAAATAGTATCCATAATACAATCAGCAATATAAAGAATTGTCCGTTACTCATCAGACTCATCCTCCTCGTCAATCTCAGGTAAGTCAAATATATACTCACTTTTTGTAGTGAATTTGTTAACACTCTTAAGCGAGTCTATCTCACCATTCATATTACCTAGAGTTTCTCGGATAGAGTCGAACACTTCTTCAGCTTTATCACTATTCTCCACTAAATTTTCCAATTCCCAAAGGTATTGAGTGTTTACGAAATTACCCATGACAGTTTCCACGTTATTAGGTTTTTGGTAAAATCCACTATAAGTAAAGAATAAATGTTTAAGACCCAACGAGTCTGTTACTAATATAGTTCCTTTACCATATCCGGTTTCCGTGGTATAACCCTTGATACCTTTGACAAACAGATACCACTGATTATAATGTCTAAGATATAAATGTCCGTTAATAGCTCTTAAATCATCTTTCTCAATTTCATCAAATCTAAATCTCATTTGAGATACCCCCTTTATTTTTTACGCAACATAATGATAATGATTAGTAATAATAAGATTACAACCATGTTCGTCCACCTCACTCTTTGTATAATTTATTGTAGAATGACCTTTCGTTAAATTTTTTCTTGTCCTTAAGTACACGAGCTATTGCCAAATCAATCGTAGCTCTAGACTTAAAGTGGTAGTAATATAAATCCTTAAATGGTGTGTTCATACGGTCTATCCGTCCAGTTGACTGGTGAAGGACTTTGTAGGAATATGTCTGCGAGAAGAATACCATCGTATCTGTCGTCGTGCAATTCCAACCTTCTGCTCCTGCAGTGTATTGAACTAGATATACCCATTTTTCCGTTTTAGGTACATCTTGGTGTTTGTGTCCGTTCCACTCAGCTACAGTCACATCGGGACCGTAATATAGACTCTTCAGTATCTCTAACTCATAGTCAAAGTTATAGAAGACAATCACCCTAGGATTTTTTTCTACTATTTTTAATAATTCTATTTGTCTACTCTCGTCCGAATTGACTAGTTTGCGTAATAAATAGCAAAGCTCAGCCACATTGACGATTGGTTTGTTCTCATATACGTTCCAACGGTTTTTCTGTAAATCCTTGTACAATATACGGTCGTGTTCGACCATTATAGTCTCATGATGGGCTACTGTCTCACGTTCGAACGGCATATCTACCAGAATTCGCTCTCTCATTCGTTCTAAGCGCTTTGTGCCGATATACCTATCAATCTGTGGGAATTTACTGAAACGTTTGTATATGATGTGTTCTCGCTGAAATTCTGAGCGATTTTTAAAGAACCCGTTAGCCACGAACACTGGAATATAGTCAGACCAGTTGTCTCCTGGTGTAGCACTCAATAATATCCAATGGTTTGATTTAGAAATCTTAAGGAAGGCTTTAACCCATGCTCCTCCTCCGACAATTCGTTGCTCGTCGAATATGAAGAAAGCATTACGTACATCTTTGTACTTTCCGATATTATTCCACGAGTCTACTACAATATTGTGGTCGTACATACTGAGCTCTTTGTTTCTTGTCATAAGAAATACGCCCAGTTCATCTTCCCACTCTAACGAGTCCCTTTTTTTCGCTGTGGTGATGATATATAAGTCTTTCGGAGGGTCTCCCATTGGGATATACTCGTCTTTACTTAGTTTACCACCTTGCTGGGTGAAGTAGTACGCTAGAGCCGTTCGTGATTTACCACTACCAACTCCGCCGCACAATATACATCCATTCTTCATTTTCGCTACAGCTTCTTCTTGATGTTCAAATAACGATACTCCTCTAGTCATGACTACCTCCTTTCCAGAAAATTACCCCACGAGAATTTTTCCCATGGGGTTTTTATTTTAGGCTTCTTCAAGGTCAGCATATTTGTCTGCGAATTCGTCTTCGTTGATAGTCACATACATAGTTTGAAGATATGCTTTAGTACCAGACTTACCGTTTACTTCCCAGTCGAATGGTGTCACGATAACGTCCACTTCTTTAATACTTGCGTAGTCTAACGCACTGATATTTTCTTCATCAAGTTTAGTCTTTTTACGACGAGTTACCAATGTTACTTTTGGCGGCACATTATCGAAACGTACAGTTACTGGTAACCAATATACAGTCGTAGGAGTGTCATCGTACTCATCGTTATTTTTTGGTGTGAAGTTTTTAACATTCCAACCATCTTCTAATAATTGTTCTGCTACTTCAACATCCTCAATAACTAAACCGAAGTTACGATCACCTTTACGATTATATTTTTCTTCACGTCCTTCGAAGTTTCTAAAGATTAAACGTGCGTTCTCCATTACAATTTTACTTTTAGCCATTTTTAATTCTCTCCTTTATATTAGAATGGGTTTGCCCCAAGCATTACTTCTTCATAATTTGTTTCTCTGGGATATGGGTCGTTCGAGCGGAACCACTCAAAGTCTCCATATTCCGAGATGGCGTCCATAGCCTCGTTCGCTAAGTTGATGAAATATGACTTATCGATTCGGTCTTCTAAACCTAACTCAGTCACCATTTCAGATTCCATCCAGCGATATCCTTTAGTGCCGTTTACAGCATCGTACTTACCGTTTCGCTCAGCTAGTAATATACCAGCACCAACTCCGCTCACCATAGGGCAGAATTGTCCCACTTTCCCGATAAATACTCGGTCGTGACAAGTTTCAATCTCCATCTCGATTCTAGCTTTTTCTGCATCATAGAATTCTTGAGTGATTTGCCCCTTGTCTAATTGACGACGAAGCTTAGCTAATTCCTTAACCAAATCAGTATCGTCTCTTAATTTCTCGTTCATATCCAAATACATTGTCGTACGAACTTGTTTTGCTTCACATAAATCATCAAATGTGATAGGTTGACCAGTAAATAAAGTCTTGAACACATATGGTACTTGGAACTGTTTACCAGTCGCGGTCCACCAGATTTCTTCTCCGGTATTCTTATCTTTATGTGGCGTCATATACTTAGCAATATAAGTCGATTTGTTTACTAAACATAATCTATCGTAAGTAGCTTCATGCTCGAAAGTATATCCGTAGCGACTACCGAACTCAGAAATGAAGTCGATTTGTTCTTGTGTAGCATCAGCAATCTTGATAGAGTCTGTCTTAATATGAATTACATTCATACCGCGAGACTCACACTCTTTAAGCAAGTCTACCATGAATAAGGCTCCACGTTTAGCTACGATATTGTCGTGATTACGTTTATCACGGAATGCGTTCTCGTATGCAGTACATGTTAAGCCGTAAACGCTGTTAATTGCCGTTTTAAGCGCCGTAGAGAGGTCTTTAGAGCTTAGTTCGCCTGCTTGTACCTTGGCTACATAAGGCATCAATTTACCCTCTAGAATCGTCTCTAGAGCTGCCCAGTCTTCATGCTTAATTGATACACGAGCTTCTACTAGTTGGTAATATATCGTAGTATACTTAAGTCCTAGCAGAATTTCAGTAATAAGACTGTGCGGATGCATCGACGCTACATCTAATAACGCTACATTCGAATACATTCCCGGTTTGTGATATACATAACCACCTTCGCCAACCTCAATACCACGATATGTGGATTTACCCCACTCTTTCTTGTATCCTGGGAAATACGGAAGTAAGCTTTGTGCTTCTCCGTGTTTTTGAGCCATCATGCCAGGAGCTACTTTATTCAAGAATTCTAATTCGTCCTCAGATAACTCGAATACTGGGTCCGCTAAGTTTCTATATTTAAACGAACTTTGTGGCGTACGGTTATCCTTGAAGATTAGTTTCGTGGTCAATGTGTTAGTCGTGTCGTTTACAGTCATACCAGTAAGTGATGCTAAGATTTCTCTCGCTACCCAGTCAGCTTTAAGGAACTCGAATGCTTTCTCAGTAGAAATAACGTCGTTATCACAGTACTCAGATACCTTAGGCCACATATTCTCTGGAACTGGTTTATCCCATGGTAAGCCTAACTCTTGGTGATGAATACCCATTTTTACTTGTAATAGTTTCAAGCTCATCTTGTTCGCTGCAGATGCAAAGTCGTAAATATCCGTATAGGAAATATTGTATGCCTCACGGAACATAGCATCTTTATCACCATTGACGATTCGTTGCGACAGATTATATAGTTGTGCATTGTCGTACCCTAATAGTCGTCCGTACAGGATGTGATTGTCGTACCGTCTACAGTTGAAACCAATCAATTTAAGTTTAACTAGTTTCTCAATCTCGTAAGGACTTGGGTTAATCATACGGACCATTTTCTTGTCATCACCTTGGAATTTCCAGTTTACTAAGAATAAGTTTGGAAATACCTCGATATCGTAGAATGCTAGTTCGTCGCTAACAATATAATCTTCATCATTAATAGAAGGTTCCTCAGAATGGAATTTCATACCTCCTACTAATTTTAAACATACGTCCGATTGGTTCGTACTGTTCGCTGCGAAAGCGATAACCGATTGTCTCATGTCTGAAACATCGTAAGTCATACCACTCTCGTATGCATCTTCTAAAATCTTAAATATGAAGTTCACACTTGGTGCTGTGGCATTGTGTATCTCCTTGTTAAGATTTCGTTTAATAAGTGTTCTAAGAGCAGCTTCGTTCTTAAAACCTTCAAAGTTTATCATTTTATCAGCTCCCTTAAGTGGTAATATACCCTCAGCAATGTGAGCTATCTCATCTGTCGTACAGAGAGTTAACTGTCTACGCAATGAGCTATTACCTGTATATACCTTTACTTCAATATTATCATCATAGATTCTACTCAATGTGTTAACGTCTCCGTCATAAATATAGTGTAGGTGCACCCCATTACCACTACGACTCACTTCGGAATATGTCTTAGGCCACTTACTAGCAGCAGTCGTATTGAGTTCTAGGGATTTATTGCCCGATTCGTCTTTTAAATCGAAGTCAATCACAATATGATTCTCTGGAACCTTCACATAGTGTAGTTTAGACGTATCTAATGATGATAATGTCTCCTTAACATTACTCCATTTTTTCGTAGGTGTTCCGTCGTTCGTAGCGTACTGAGCCAAACTGTCAGAATATGTCTTGTCGAACAATGACTCAGTCTTCTCGAATTTGATTGTCGGAATATCACCTTTCTCAATTTTAACTTTTTCAGTCTTGCGCCACTCTTCGAAACGGTCTGTAATGAAACCTTTGAAATATGAGCGTGCACGAGTTCCGTCAGGTAGCGTATATCGTTCTTGATATTCTTTGAAGTAGTTTTTCAACTCTTCCTTAAACACACGTTGAGTGTAAGGATATGGAACATTCGCCTCATCGTTGAAGTTCTTATATAACTCCCAAGCAGTTTTCAATGAAATACCATCGTCTTTCTTGAATTGTAAATAACACTCGCTCATGAAGTTATAAAAGTCGTTTGTCGCATCCAACATCGTGATTGGAATATAATCGTCGTATGCTTCAGGATCTTCTAAATATACTTCCATACAGTGATAAGCAATCGCTCCTAATTCAAATTTGACACGGTCCATTAACTCTCGATAATCCTTACGTGCTAACAGTCTACCAGTTGGTGACACATCAATAAGTCGTCTGATAATACCTGAACGTGAGTCAGTAATTTTTACAGGTTTGTTCGTACCCATAATAAGGAATGACTTGAAGGCACTCTGATAAATAGATTTATGCTTCTCATTGACTGGCATAGCTTCGTGAGAAATCAAACTGTTCAATCTCGTATTATCCTCAATACGCGATAAGTCACCATCGTGTTGAATAGCTACCATTGGGTTATTTTTGAACGGTTCTAAAGAGAATTGGTTATTAGCTGTACCCAAGTCTTTAGCATTGAACATTGTCGTATACCCAGTAAATAACTGCTGGATAATATTGATGATTGTAGATTTCCCTGTACCATGCGAACCATACAGAACCATGAATTTTTGTAATTTCTTAGAGTCACCAGTGACGATTGAACCGATAGCCCATTCTATCTTATGTCTCTCGCTCTCAGAATATAAGGTTGAGA